ACAAAGTGGTCAAACACAGCGCTAACAATGTATGTGCTCATAGGGAAGTGACCAAGACCGTAGCTATAACCAGCTTGAGGGAAAATACCTATATTAAAAGTAAACCCTGCCGACACAGTGAGGTTGGCCCAACCAGCTTGTCGATCACCATATTCGTAACTAGCACTAGCATATGACCGGCCACCCCTGTTGATGACAGTACCACTTTGAAGAAGTCCGATCGCAAAACCATTACAAAAACAAGTAGCACCTTGATACCGAATAACATAAGTACCAGCGTTTGTTAAGGTGATTGCATTAGAACTGAGTGTAGCAATGTTGTCTGGATCCCAATCCTCGGTAGTTAGTGGCAAAACGTTCCATGAGCCAGCTGAGTGACCACCGGCATTTGCGTCGGTGGTGATGCGATTAGTAAACAGTGCTTCTGATTCAATGTAACCCTGTGGCTTGTCAACATAAGTGATGTTACCGGTAGTGCTGACCTGCATAATTTTGTTGTTAGTTGCAGGTGCAACAGCCGGCAAAGTCCACTGAAGGTTTTGTGATTGGTTATTTGAGTTGATGGTAAAAGTATGTGTACCATCAGAATCATCTAGAACCAGTTGATTGCTAGGAGTAGGTGTAGCCCAACCAGGCACGTAAGCCAGGTCGTTAACAGTAATAGCTACCTGATCGCTAGTGTTTGATGCACTGCTCAGATAAACAGTGTCAGGAGTAGTCTCGTTCGGAGTAAAAGTAAATGTAACGGCACTACCGCTGTAAGCAACACCAGTAGGAGAACTGTTACCTTCTGCTAAACTAATAGCATTAGTAGTACCAGCCTGAGGTGCAGCAGCACTAAACAGGTTGTAAGTTAAACCGTTAGTCAGACCATCCAAAGTGATGGTGTAGGACTTACCACGGCATACTTCCATGGTGCCGTTAGCGCCAGCAGAGCCTTGACGGTTTTCAGTTGACTCAACAATGATTTGACCAACCATTCCAGGGTGGTTTTGGCACTGGTAGTAGTAAGTACCAGCAGTAACGCCAGTAGTTACCCAAGTAACAGTTGCAGTACCTTCACCAGAGTAAGTACCAGTAGATACGCTTGCACCACCATTGGCAACACGGATTGCCATGGGGTGGGCACTGTGAGTGTTAGTGTTGTTAAATACAATGGTATCACCAATGTTTACACGGATAGTACCATCATACTCCCAGTTAATATCACCGTCGCGGTCGCTACCATCAATGACATAGTTAGTAGAACGCTGATTTTTAGTAGTGATGTTATAAGTAACAGCAGCAATCGAACCAGGAGTGTTGATTACATTACCGTTAGTACCATTCAGTGTGTAGGTAAATTGACGTGAAGGGTACGTTTCTTTAGGAGACTCACCAACGTTTAGTGCTAGACCAGCGGTTTCGCTAATAACCAGGCGAGCGTTTTCGTTAGCGTTATTACGGAACACCATGTCACCAACGGTGTGCATGACGTTCGCAGCAGGTGCAGGAGTCAGCTGCTCCCAGTTATCAGAACCAGGATTAGAACCAGGATCAACACCGGTTTGACTAGCAGTTTCTGCAATACCCTCAAGCATGTAGAGGGCGCTGCCGTAAGTAACTACATCGTGCAGATAGTAGGTAGTACCACTTGCGTAGCTGCCACGATAGTTAAAGCCTGCAGCCATCAGGCTCCAGGAAGTATTAGCTTGTGGCTCAGCTTGTCCTGCAGCAACATCAGCGGTTGCTACAAAGGTCTGGCTCCCGTGGAAGACGACATCATCCGTTTCATAGGCTGTGCCGCTATTCCAGGTTCCCTGCCAGTTGAATTTAAGTTTTCCGAGATCAATAAATGCCATTAGTTGTGAAGTTGAATGTAAACGTGACCAGATGTGCGACTTGCATCAGTAGCAGTTGCAAAAGCTATTTTTGGTTCACCAACATTAGATCCAGTGGTATGCAGCATACCGTTAGTAGCAATCATACTTGTAGACTTTTCTTTGTAGTAATAGTCTAGCGGATCGTAAACATTAGTGGTATTCGTTGCCTCAGAATAATCTACGCGCAACACCGTTCGCCCGTTAGCAACGTTACGGCGAATGCCAAAGAAAACTGGATCAGCTGCAAAGTTAGCAGCCGCACCAGCAAAAGCAGACGCTTGGGCTGCAGCAGTTGCAGCATCATCTGCATGTCCTTCTGCAGTGGTTGCATGACCAGAAGCGGTTGTAGCAGAGGCTGATGCATTAGATGCTGCAGTTTCAGCATTTGTTTTTGCAGTTTCAGCACCTGTTTGCGCTGTTTGCGCGTTAGCTACAGCAGCAGCTAGTGCTGCATCATTAGCATTTTGAGTAGCATCTAGCTGTCCTTTATTAACAGCATCAGTTGCAGCGACACCATCACCAAGGTTGGTAACTTTATAACCGCCTAAGCTAACATCTGCAGCAAAAACGGGGTTGTTGGAGTCAACATAACGGTCGTTAACTTCTTGAGTAACGAACAGTGCTTGGTTAAAGTTATCATTTAGGTCAGTTGCACGAATGGCTGATCCAGCGAAAAACTCAGCTTTCAGCTCTTCTAGATTCGTTTCACGAAACAGCCGCACCGCCGAAGCGGTGGTAATAGTGGCTGCAGTCGTAGAATCTAGTTGAATCGTGGTGTCATTGGCAAAAGAATATGCAGTTGTAGCGAGACGGCTACCGTCAATAGAGACGGCAATTTCCGTTCGTTGAAGATATGGGAAAGTAAAAGAGAACAACGATTGTCCCGCCGTGGGCGGGTTACCATTCGCTGTGCTAAAAAGGTTTTCAGTTGTGTAGGCCATTACACCTCAAATAGAGTGCTGGTGGATCATTTATTTGTGAGGGGGAACCTAGGGGCTCTTCCTCGTTGCTGATCATACTTATCTACTTGTGATTCGTATTGACGGACTCTAATTTCGTCACGGTTAGAAAGTTCAAGTTCAGCTGCACGCTTGGCACGCAACAGAACACGATCAATGCGAAGGTACAAAGCATCCCACAGTTTAGGATCAACTTGACGTCCATCCCGTTGCATTTGCTTGATAGCAGCACGCCACTGTTTTGCTTCAGTACTCTTCATAATTTTAGCCAGCTCTTTTTTGAACCGACCTTGTTTGCCCATCAGGCTGTACAACTCAGATCGCTCGGCTGGGGTGTATTTAACACCTTTACCGTTGCTGTTAAACAGCGGGCGGGAGTCGTATTCAATATCCATCAAGAACTGACGCTCAGGAGAAATCTCATCCCCAATCTTCATGGGCATGAAAGCGTTCCAACCGCGTACAAAGAAGTTTTCAGTAAACCCAACTTCCTTACCATCAATCCAATCGTACTTCTTAGGCAGTGCGCCTTGAGGTTCAATCAAATCTAAGTACTTGTTACGGTTGCGCAGGAGCTGCAAGAACTCCATATCAACTTCACGTAATTCAGGCGACATCAACCTTCCTAATTCATTCCGTGCGCCAGAAAATGGTGCCAAGGAACTAGCAAACGATGCAGCCCAACGACTCATTGCAGCAGGGTTACCGCGCAACACGTCGTTCATAGGCTCCAAGCCAGCCAGCATTGACTTGTCAGTCAAGTTAGCAGCAAGGATAAAGCCCATCTTGTTAAGGTTAGTAGCGAGGTCAGCTTCGGTTACAGAGTCGAAGTTGTCCATCACGTCAGCAGTAAGCGCCAGCCAGTCCCCAAGAGGACCAAGCCATTCATAGCTATACCACTTACCATCCCAGCCTTTGTAAGACTTAGGCTTCCAGTTCAGCTCACGCCGAACCTTCTGACGTTCTTTGTCAAAGTGACCGTTACCATGGATGCTATCGTTCATAAACAAACCAGCAGCACCCATCACAGTGAGGGTACCGATAGCCTTGCGTCCACGGATTTCATGACGCAAACGTTGGAACGCTTGACCGTCAACTTCCAGGTTTCCAGTAACTTTAATACCTTTAGATTGAAGAATCTCTACAATCTCTTCGCCAGTAAAATCAACACCAGGCAGTGCCAACCGGTTGTAGTCTTTCATAAAGAGAGACACAGGGCTGAACTTGTTCATCATGCCAATCATGTTGGCAGATGTACGAGGGAACATCAAGAAAGGTTTCATGAACTTGTTACGGTCCACAAAGGCACTGATGTTCTTAACAGCAGGGTTGTCGAGGTTAAGAGCGATTTCACGGCTAGCGTGGTCAACTGCAGAATCAGTGATCATGCCAGACTTATCGAACATCTTTTCGTAGATCTCTTGCTCAGCAGCTTTCAGTGCCTTAGCGTCGAGAGTACGGCCACCGTCAACAAACTTATCCCACACCTGTCCACGGGTCTCAGCAGCAGCCAGAACAGCACGGGTAAAACCGTCAAATGCTGTCATAGCGTTAGCACCGAACCGCATCCAAGGATGGTTGCTCATGTCGTGCAAAGCTTCGGCTTGGTTGTATAGAACCATAGGTCCAGATTCACCAGCAGCTTCAGAAGCTTTAGCATACTCATGCAGCACCTCCATTGTCCTTTCGTTTTTGATTGCAATGTCATCACGGACAATGTAACCAACAGAAGTAGGATCTTGGGCAGCCTTACGGTAAACCATGCTCATGTGAGACAGGCCACGCTTGAAAGTGTCCAAAAAGGCGCTATACTGATACCAACCGCGTTTGACCGCTTTCATATCACCACTTAGTGCAGCACCACCGATGACAGACAACGGTTTAGCCAGCATCAAAGCAGTGTTACCAAAACCAGCTTTCAGCGGAGTCGAGATAGAAGTAAGAACAGAGTTGTAGATGTTCGACCAGGCACCCTGCACCAGTTGGTTCGGGATGTCTGGGTTCTGATCGTAGATTGCCTTAGAAACGTAGTTAGGCAGGCTTTCTTCAAAGTAACGATTCAATTTAGTAATTGTATCAACGTTACCATCAGAATACTCATACGCCATAATGAAGGCGTTTCTAAACTCTGGCTTTTCTTCAGCCAGAATTTTCAGAGTACGATCTAGGTTTTCAGCACGTGATGCAATCTCTTTAATTTGAGCATCAGTACCTTCCTTAGCATTTCTAGCAGCAGCCTTCAGAGCCTTGCTAGTAGGTTGCTCCTTCCAAACACGAAGCAGAGCAGTGCCTGCAGCAAGCTGGTAAGAAGCCAGACCCTTTTCAACCATCAGGTACTTAATGCGATCACGGATCATCTCCTGGGCAGCAGCCACAGCATTAGTACCATCAGCAATGCGAGCACCTTCAGCAAGGTCGCTGATCTGACCACCCAAAGAGGTAGTCACATAAGCCTGTGCTTTCAGGGTGTCAAGGTTAAAGTATTCGTCAAGGTAAGAACGAATAGACTTCATTGCAGCGTTGTAGCCTACGTTGCCAAGGGCTTTAACTTCGAGATCTTTGTAGCTGTTTTTGAACTCATCCAGGATGCCACGTACCATACTAGGATCCATACTAGGATCGCTGATATAGGCAGCCAGGTTCGTACCTGCTTTATCAATCTCCTCCCACGAGAGTTTACCTCCCTGGGCCAAGTCAACAGAGTATTTACCACCTTGTTTAATCTCATTGGCGATTTGTTTCACAATCATCCGTTTTGTCAGATTCTCTGCTTTGACGCCATTTTTCAAAGCAGCTTCTGTCATGACACTACCAAGGCGGCCATAAGTAGTAGCATTGTTTCCTTGAATCCTGGCAGCATCGATTGCAGCACCATGAACGCCAAGAGGATCTTGAGACCGAGTACCGATCTCATCGTAATCGAAAACATCGTGAACACCTTTCAACGGTTCGTCTAGGTTACCATTAGCATTAGCCAGGTTGTACTCACCAAGGTTGTCCAAAGCTTCTTCACGTGACGCTGCGGACAAAACGTAAGCGTCCTCTGCATCAGCAGGATCAACGTCTTTGATTCGAGCGAAGTATGCTTTTGCGGATTCACCTTCCGGTATTACACGGGTAATCCGTCTTGCTCCTCTAGCAGCGTTAAGCAGCTTAGCACTGCCTAGCAGCAAGTCAGTGAAGATACCAAGACCGATGCCTTCATAAATGTTCTTAAGGCGTTTGACATCAGGAGTGTCGCTGTCCAATGTAGCCCAATCATCGCTGATCCATTGGAACGTAGCAGGAAACATCTTCTTCAGAGAGCCCTGAAGGTTGTCATCCTTTTCATTTAGTTTATTAGTCGCGTCTACAAATGCACCGACACCAGCGGCTAGACCGGTGTTACCAAAGAACTTAACAGTAGCTGAACTAGCAGCTTTCCACTTACTGGCCGCGGCCAAACCCCTTGCTGCGTTACCGGCAACGCCGATACCAACAATGTTAGGTACAATAAATGAAGATAGTTCTCGTGCAGCTTGCAGAGCGTCAGTTTTAAATTTAGGCAGTTTAGGGATGCCTACCCCTGGAACTAGGTTAACTAGGTCTGTAGCAAAATCAAGCGCACCAGTAGGAATGAAAAGGGCGGACTCCCCGACTTGTCGGAGAGAATCACCCATATCATATCCTTTATCCCACATCCACTGCTGCTCTTTAGGTTCTTCCGGTTGAGCCGGCTGAGCTGGTTGAGCAGGTTGGGCGGGTTGTTCAGCTTGAGGTTGTTGGGTGTTGTCGGGTTGCTGAGGGCTTGCCTCACCAGACGCCGGCTTTTCAGGTTCCTCGGAGCCAGTGTCTCCGTAGTAATCACTAGAAACTTCTAACGAACTTATCTCAGCATCAAGGCGTGCTTTTGCTTCATCGTCAAGTTCAGTTACAACGTTACCTAGTTCCTGAATCGGATCATCCATTTAATTACCTCATAAAGGATTCAAGGAACAGTTTTTCCTGAGCAGTCAGTTTGTTTGCACCGACCCAAGGACGCCAACCGCGTTCTTTGAGGAGTTGCAAAGCCAGTATGTCTTGAGTCTCAGGAGTAAATTTAGTCGTACGTGGGTCGAGACCAGCACGTTGTACAAGTCCGGGCAAAGTGTTGCCAACGAACTGATAACGTCCAACAGCATGCAGTTTACCTGCATCTCGCCATTGAGCGTTAGTCATAGACTTATCATCGTACTGTAAGTCAAGAACCTCGTACAGGAACAAATCGGTAAGCTTGCGACCACCGTGCTGTTTCATCTGGCTAAACGGTCCTGAGTAGAACCCTTTATCAGCGCCTGTACTAGTGCCGCCTTTTTCTCCATACTGGTTTACAGCGTCATAGCCGCCAGCACCAGAGGATTCAAACTTAGCAAGTAGATTGAGTGCTTTGCCTTTGTCGCCAGGGACTTGAGAAACCTGAACAACATTGGACTGAGGGGGAACAGCATATTGCATAGAAGACCTTACAGGGTAAGGAGAATTACTTAATTTTAAATAACGTTGCGTTCTGTTACGAGTTTCACGCTTAGCAGTCAGATTATTAAGGAAGGTCTGGAACTCAGGATCAGCATTCTTGATCACATCGATAGCCTCGTTGTAACCAGGCAAAGACGGTAGACCGTTAGCACGGCGACCGCGATCGATAAGCTCAAGGACGTTAATACCAGTCTGCTGTGACAAGTAAGTCAAATGAGAAGGAATGGTATGACCAGGTGTTTTCATATCCTTTTCAAGCTTTTCAAAGAAAGCTTTGTCACCCAAGAAACCTTCTTTATCGATGATACTGTTATCAGCTTTAACCTGTTCCAGCATCTTCTTAGTCTTCTGAGCTGCAGCAACAGCCTTGTCTTTATCGACACTCTGGCTAAAGAAGTTATCGAAGCCGTCGATACCAAGCTGGTACCGGTGTCCTTCAATATCCTGAGCTGCTTTGAACTCATCCATAATCCGTGCGCTAGCAGTCATAGCAGCTTCAGCAGCTGTCATGTTAGGATCACCAGCCATGAGGCGGAGAGCCTCTTTACGGATACGTTGCTTAAGCTCACCAATAACTAGGTGGGTGCCACTACCGTAGTGTTCGCCAGGAAGTGACAGGTCTTTAGCCTTAGCCTTAACCATACCTTCGACTTCTTTGTCGATTTCCTTGAAGTTACTGGTAGACTCTCGCAGCTCTTTCTGCTGCTTAGCCTTCTGCATGTAAGCGTTTTGAACCGCAGCAGGCTCGTTCAACAGCATCTCAGGATCCAACAATCCTTGATCTTCCAACGACTTATACCGGTCAAGCTTAGCTTGCAGCTCTTGCCCTTCGATAGTGTTGTACTTGTAGAATTGTTCGATTGCTGTGGAAGGCTGGCGATTGCGGCTTCTGGCGTTCTGCAGGTAGTAACGCTGAGCAAGGATGAAATCTTCTTCAGTGCTGTTTTCATCCAACCCTTGTAGAATCTCTTGCTCTAGGTTCTTATCGTGCAGAGCTGCTTCGTTATCTTCAAAGCTAGACCGACGGATACGCTCATAACGCATCTCCCGTTCTAGAGTGTCAAACTTAGCACTAAACTTACTGCCGTAAGTCACACCTTCTTTTTCACCAGGTACTTGCAGTTTTTTCAGTTCTTCAATGTCAATTTCATGACCAGCAGCTTCCCTTTCAAGCAAGAAAGACCGTACCATTTTCCAGGCACCAGGAAAACCACGAGGGTTGCCGTTGATGTCTACACCTCTTGCAAAGGTATGCAAAAGGTTATGGAAAGAACCTGCATCGTTTTCATCAAAGGCATTCATAGCCTTTTGATCAGCTTCAAAGGTTTGCTGAACTGCATACTGACGGCGACCGGCGTTAAGCAGAGAAGTGTCAGCTTTGTCGATACCAGGCAGTGCGTGCTTAGCCAGCATCTGGTCGCTCAGACCATTCATACCAGAGACGCTAAACCACTGCTCCTTTAGGTGTCCCAAGACAGCAGCAAGCTGTGCAGGGTTTTTACCAGGAGCATTTACCTTAACTGAAGTACCGTCAGGAAGTTGAATTTCTTCATCACTTTCCCGCATGTGGCGCATGGCATAAGAGGTCCAGCTTTGACCAGCACTCTTAGCCATCCCGATGGCATAGCCTTTACGCTCCCATCCAGACAGGTTGCTCAGACCTTCGACGACTTCATAAGGAGCACCTTTACGCTGAGCGTCCATAGCAGCCTTTTGAGTAGCACCAGCGCGTTCGGTAAGCTCAGCATCTTGCTGATCATACTGCAGGACTGCTGCCTCCCGTGCTGCTTTATCCCTAGAAAATTTAAGGATACCACGGTTCAAGGCTTTTTCGTTTTCTTCACCTTGCCGTTCAATGGCAAAGTTAAGTAACGATTGAGAGAATTGAGTTAGCTCTTGAAGCTGCTCTCGGTTCTGTTCATAGTACGCCTTGCCTTGCGTTTCAAAAGCATCGAAAGCTTGATCGGCTGTGGCAAGACGTCGTTGTAAATCAGGGTCTGAAAGAGGTACTTGGATGGGGTTCATCTGTCGAACCTGAGCAGAACCCTGATACTGTACTTGACTAATTTTAGGTTCTGCCATAATTACCTCTTATATCCAAGGAAATCACCGAGGAAACTTCCACGATAAGAATCCTTGCTGAACAATCCATCAGACAGCATGCTATTAGCTGTCGAAGCACCAGACAGAATAGCATTGCCAATCTGTAGACCAGTGTTAAATTTAGGCATAGGCGCTTGCGGCACAAACTGAGGCATAGGCATACCGCTAAGCAGTGTGCTGTATGCAGCTTGGTCAGCCTTTTGCCATTGTTGCTGTATACCTTTCAGGTTTCGTTCCAGTTGACGGTCAGCACTCTGAATGTTCTGAACCAACTTAGTGGACTGACGTCCGTATTCACCTACAGACATGATCTGTGCAGCACGGCGAGAGCTTTGCCCTTCAGCCATGGTACCACGGGCACGCATGTTACCCTCGACCTGGGCAAGCTGGTTGATCATACCTTGACTTTGATAAGCAAACTGAGTCATTTGCTCATTGAACTGTGCTTGCGTTTCTGCGTAAGCGCGGCTCGCTTCGTTAGCGTTTTCTGTGTACTGCTCTTTGACGCTAGCAGCACGGCGTTCCCAAGATTCTTTTTGTAGCTTTAGGTTGAGCTTTGCTCTTTCCCTAGCAATTGTGTTTGAGTAAGCAGTCTGAGCTGCTCTTTCGGAATGTTGAGCCTTTGCAGACTGATAACCTAAGAACCCCTGCGCTGCCCCAAATAGTAATCCTACTGGCATAGTCTAACAGTTTCTAGTAAAAGTGTGTTGTTCCCGAAACGGGTATTAAGTACCTTAAATCCAAATGACTTACACATCTTTAAAAGACCTTTGTTACGGGCATCAAATGTGCAAAGTAGTACCGGTTGTGTAGCGTTAGCCTTAAACCAACGTCTAGCATATTTAAGAAATTGAATAGGATTCTTTTCAATCTCGGTGGTCATGTGCATCCAAAAATGGTGGGAGCCGAAAAACTCCATAAAACCAATCAGAGCAACAATTTTGTTGTCTTGGTTCAAACAAACATGACAGTCACTAGACAGCACATCTGCGGCAATACTGAGCAACGGATGCCGGTTCTTGCGGCGGTACTCATCCAAACCAGAGGGTAGCATGTTAGCTACAACCTCTGGTAGATCGGAAAGAGTCGCAGGACGGTCTGACATCGAAGGGGTGGAATCAGGCATTAGTTCATACGCTGGTAGTTACGTTGGACGTACTTACCTTCCCATGACATACCCATGAGGGATACAGGGAAAGGAGTGTCTCCAATGATTTTAAAAGTTACGTTTTTGTTACGTTGATATACAGGTATCTCATGGGTAGCAGCAGAAGACATGTTAACGCTGTTAAGCAGGTACTGAGCCGGGAGCGTTACGTTAATCTCTTCTTCATAAGTATCACGTCCTGCAATAGCAACACTGTAAGTAACAGGACCACTTAAAGTAACATCAACCTTAAATCTGTGAAGGATCAGCTCAGCTGTAGTATCTGTACGGTACGTACTGCCGTCTGTCTGTCCAACAAAGAATTTAGGCATAGTGATTTCCATATCATAAACGTAACCTGCAATCAAGTTACGACCACGTTGGTCACCTTTAGTTTTAATAAAATGGTCTGTACCGGAGGTATCTACAGTAGGATATTCAACCGATCCAACAGTTTCCGCAGATGCGGAGGTACCGGTTGATCCGATGTAAGTACCGATGTTCACCAATGCCATCTTAAATCCATTGTTCGGGTTATGATGGAAAGGTAAGTAAATTTTAGTTTCATCGTTTACACTATCATACTCACGTCGTGGGTTGACGGTAAACAGGTCTAAGCAAGTGTCAGTTTTTTCACCAGACCGTAAAGTCAAGAAACCTTCTTCACGTTCCTGCGTCAAGTCAATTGACTCAACGTGAACCGTGTTAGCGTCAGTACTCGTGATCAAGTACATGTTGCTGACATCAAAGAACTGATGAAGCAGATAACCGCTTAGCGTCCACTTATACCACGAGCTAAGACGCTCTTGGTTTGTCTGGTAGAATCGGTATTGATACAGAGTATTTTTACCAACACAACCGAATGACACTAGCGACAAAGCCGGCGACGCAATCAGTGAATCGACATCTGAAGGCACCAGTTCCGAAACATAACTAGATGTCTCAAAGAACTTAGGTGGCATGTCATCTCGAATATCAGTAATCTCAAACAACCTAGTCCACAAAGGAGTTTTAGATACGAAAGCCAGAGTTGGACCCATGTTAACTGGGGGAACGCTGGGATCACATTCGTATTTAGATAGGGTGTTCAGTTTGACTGCAGTAGGACTCAGCAAGTCAGCGGCTGTAGTCAACAGGAACTGCTCGGTTTCTGCAAACAACACCAGACCAATACTGGTTTCCTGCACGCTATGCAAGTTGACGGGTTGCTGGGTAATAGCATTCAAGTCAATAGGATCATCGTTAACAACTTGAGCACCGCTAGTACCGAAGAAGTTAAAGAAGTCACCAGCCCGTCCTAAGAATACAGTATCCCTAGAAATACAACCAAACCTGTTACGGTGGAAAAAGATATTACTGATGGGGAACCCAATAAAACTAGGTACAGGGTTAGTCTCATCGTCACCAACCAAGCGATCAGTCCAGTCAACGGGATCCATACGGAATACACCGTTAGCCTGACGGACCAGCTGCTGTGGCATGGTGTAAGGATCTAGCTTAAATTCTAAGTCAGGTCCTACAGTTTCAACCCAAACACCTTGACCGTTAGCAGCATTGTTTTCTGTTTCAAACTTTACATACTGGTCGTCAACCGCAATACTTGAGTTGTTAATAACCTTAACGATATAACCGTTAGTACATTGACCAGGTAGTTTTGTACTAGAGGCTATCTGACTTTGGAAGGAGTATAGACCTTCTTCCGACCCAGAACCTGAAGTTGATAGAGTAAGGCTGGTAGGGTGGCTAATGTGTATACCAGGTCCAACCGGAGTAGCAGTAACGCCGACACCCAGACTGTTGATAGCAGACACTAAGCCGCTAACAATCACTCCAGTATCAACAGCTGCACTTGATGTGGCAGAAGATGTTGTATACGAAGCAGTCGATCCATTTACTGTGACATTATACGTAGCACTAAACGCAACGATACCGATAACAACAAAACCTTCATTCGTGTTAGTCGGGCTTCGGTCAGCCAGCATTGAGGTTCTACGGTTCTTATTCAGAACAAAGGTATAGTCATTCAATGTCAGAAGCTCGATGTCGTCAGCCGAAGCACCAGCTAGGTATGAACCACGTGTGTAAGTCAGTACCGCACCTGAGTAACCAGTCAATGTAATCTGGTCATTACCTTTAAATGTACCTGGATCAGTGTTGATTGTAGCAGCAGTGATAGCACCGCCTGATACAGTAATGTCAAACGTTGCTCCAGTCACACCACTGGTAGATGCAGCAGCTTGGGTGACACCAGTATACGTACCGTTAGTGAAACCACTACCAGGCGTGGTAATGGTCAGATAATCGCCTGTAAGGGACGGAACAGCACAGTTGGAGAACTGTGTATCGTAAGTAGTTTTAGCCGTGTTGTAGGCGGTTACAGCGGTGTTATACGCGGTTGTAGAGGTGTTGTGGTTAGTCTCTGCAGTAGTCAGTTCTGCCGGAGTATGAGTGGCTGCTATAGTTTTCTGCAACTCATAGATGAGCTTACCTTCCCGTTTAAGTAACGGATAGTCAAAGGTACGATCAGTGCCTTTAATATAGTTAGCAGGATAGGCACTGCCTGTGGTGAGGCTCGCAATAATAACAGTGTCTTCAATAATAAGGGTGTTACCCGTATTAGTGTCCTCAATAATGCCAGTATCCACAACGGGTACGTAATAACCGTTCTTATAGTCGTTACGTACTTCAAGTCTTGTGGTTTTAGTCTCCTTTTGTCCTGCAAATGCTTGAGCATACAGAGCCTCCTTTGCTAGGACATCTGCTTTTTTAACTTCTACATCTCGATCTGCAACTTTCATTGCGTCAAGAGCTGTCTTAAGTGTAGTGACATTACATGCTGCAGGCACGTTGTGGTTAGTACCCATGTCTACAGGCATAGGCCGACCACCGTCTAACAGGTTCCAAATTTTAAACCTGTTTTGACCAGCACTGTCGTCATACTGTGCTACGTACTTTTCGTTCTGGTCACGTAGAATAGAAAACCACTTACCGCTTGTAGAAGCGTCCAGCAGTTCTGCTTCAAACTTACCACCAGGCCGCTTGAGTGTTCCCAAAGCATAGTCTGGCAGGATGTTGACAGCATCAACTACTTGACCAGGCCGCTTAAGAAGATCAGCCTGTTGTGAAATCCCACCCAGAAAAGTAGGTATTCTTTGGGAAATAGAACTCATCGGATCAACGCATGGAAAGGTTGGTATGGGGTGTATGTGTTTTCAGTATCTCGCCAGCCAAAATAGCTGGTATCAGATTGGTTACAGTCATATTCAACAGCTACAGCACGGGTCTGCTGTTCCTGCTCGGTAAGCAGCTCAACAGCTTGACCATCACCCAGCATTTTCAATGCAGCTAGTTTAGCGGCACGAGCAGTAATGTAGTATTGAATCGGAGGAGGAACGTCTTCAAAGTCAAACAACCACAGCACGTCTGCGTAGATTGTGTTGTCCCACTCATAGGTATGATTGTACTTATCGTAAAATTTACCTTCACGTCGTACAGGATTGAAATCATCTACGTGATGATAACGATTCGTATCCAGTTGCAGAACATTGCTCGGATAAGCAATCTGCTTGTTAGCGGAGTTAGGGATAAATTCGTAATGGTACTCAGTGTTGAAAGCCCATCCTTCGCTTTGCACTTGCTTATTAACTTCACGTACAGTTTGTAAAGCAATAGCGACTTCAGGGTTTTTCTGGTCTAGAGTGGTAACAGGTGCCTGTCCCACTGAGCTTAGTATTTGGTTAACAGCATCCAGTTCGGTGGACGCAGCAAATGGTGCAGACATAGTTTAGATAAAAAAAAGGGGAGCCGAAGCTCCCCCGTGAATAGATGAATCAGAATGCGGCAGGCTTAGTGGTAGTGCCAGCAAACAGTTCCACGCAAGCTGCGGGGTTCAGGTAGTCAGCACCCATGGCCAGACGGCCAAGGATCACGTCACCCTGATAAACCACAGACACGTCACCAGAGGTCACTTGGACCTGAGGACCGATAGCTTCGACACAAGCAGCGCCTTCCTTCTGGAAGATCAGGCCACAGCTGTTGGCGAAGTTAGAGGCTTGACCGTACTCGTTGTGAATACCGGCCACGCTGTTGCGAGCATCCTCAAGACCTTCAGCCACGAAGTCACCGGTTTTGCCGGGATCGAGAGCACCAGGGTTGGTAGTAGAAGCAGTACCATACTTCGTGCCATACTGGCTGAAGTAAGGAATGTTCATGGACTTGTACACCTTGATGCCGGCGATCTCGATGATGCCCTGACCGCTCTGCAGTGCAGAACCTTGAGCATCACGGTTCACCAGACCGTTGGAACCAACGTCTTGGATCAGTGCATAGTACTGACGGGGGTTCAGGACGGCAACACGGCCGTCGGAGCTGACGCCCTTCTCGTCGAGTGCAGCAGCTGCATCGTAGAAAGCGGTAACGAGGTTACTAGCGTTGAGAGCAGCAGAAGCGGAAGTACCATCACCAACCTGGATCTGAGTACCGCCGGGCTCTTCCATGCTGTTAGCGACAGAGCCTTGGACAGGAGAAGCCTGACGTGCACCGCGAGTCAGAGCGCGGAAGATCAGACGGTCATACTTCTGAGCCAGAGCATAGCCGATCTTCTTGGAGATCTCGCTACGCAGGTCGTAGTGAGCAAGAGTCTCATCGAGTTCGTAGACGAAAGCGCTGGAGATGAGCAGGTCGTCAACGGTGATGGTCTTCTCGTTCACCGGGGGTGCACCTTCGGAGTTACCGAGGATGCTGTTGCCGCGAGTATGATACTCAGCGTTCATGCGACCCGTGTAGATGAACTGCAGAGACTTGCCGTTCTTCAGGGTGCGCTTCATAACGAGGTCACGAGCAATTGCATTGTACTCGAAACCTTTGATCATCTCGCCACTAAACAGGTCGAGATACAGAGCACGGTTGTCCGCGCCAAAGTTAGCCGCGCCTAGATTCGTAAGAGAAGTAGGGTTGGCAGAAGATTGTTGTGCCATTGTATGGAGTAAGGAATGTTAGCGTTACTCCCAAACGTTTGAGAAAAATTTTTTCAGTTTTTTGTGTGGTCTATCCCACCGTCTAGACGGCGAAGGGTATCGGACGTACCGGCCAACGCCAATAGGCAGGGGAGGAATTGCACCTCCCCAAAAGTCTACTTGCCAGAAATTTTAAGGTAAGCAACGCCGCGATACTTCAGCTTAGCAACTTTCTCAGCTGCTTTCTGCTCTTTAACGCGAGCCATAAGTTCAACGCTAGGCATGGAAAATCTCCGAAGTACCTAACCCCCGTTCCATGGTTAGGCGTCATGCGTTCGCCATTTGTGAATAGCGAATGAACGTACGTTGATTACTTTTTCTTACTTGAAGTTTTTGCCTTCAAGTCTGAAAGCTGCTTACGCAACTCCTTTTCTTTTTTATAATCGCCTTTGATAGCCGCAGCCTGGATGGCGCGAGTAAGACGAAGCTTTTGTGCAAGGCCAACGTGGCTGGGCATAGGCATAATAGTTAACCGATAGAAGGTGCAGTCAGAGCTACAGGAGTAGACTCAGCTGCAGCCAGATCAAGGGGGAAGTTATGAGCATTACGCTCGTGCATCACTTCCATACCCAAACCAGCACGGTTGAGGATGTCAGCCCAGGTATTGATTACCTGGCCTTGAGGTGTGATGATGCTTTGGTTAAAGTTGAAGCCATTAAGATTAAAAGCCATGGTCGAAACGCCCAGAGCAGTGAACCAAATACCAACAACAGGCCAAGCAGCAAGGAAGAAATGAAGGCTACGTGAATTATTGAAACTTGCATATTGGAAGATCAAACGTCCGAAGTAACCGTGAGCGGCAACAATGTTGTATGTCTCTTCCTCTTGTCCGAACTTGTAACCATAATTCTGGGATTCCGTTTCGGTAGTCTCCCGAACAAGCGAGGAGGTGACGAGACTTCCGTGCATAGCACTAAAGAGACTGCCACCAAATACCCCAGCAACGCCAAGCATATGGAAAGGGTGCATAAGGATATTGT